TAGATGCTGACGGGATGGGGATCCGTGTTGACCTGGACACAGAAAACAACATGGACGCACGAAGCCTATACTCAGCAGTAAGCAGGGGAGACATTTCCGGAATGTCCTTCATGTTTATTGTTGATGGGGAAAGCTGGGATGATGTCGACTCCGAACACCCCACGCGCCGAATCAGGAACATTAAACAGGTGTTTGAAGTTTCGGCTGTGACATTCCCGGCATATAGCGCAACATCAATACAGGCCCGTGGCCTTGCTGATGCACTGGATAGTGCTAAGCATTCACTGGAGAGTGAAAAAGCCCGACTTGCTGAAATTGCGCGTAAAAAACAGATAATTCGCATTTTAACGGAGGTAATCTAATGGATTACAATGAAATGACAGTGGAACAGCTGGAGGATAGAAAGTCTGCTATCGTGGCAGAGTTGGACAGTCCCGAAGCTAACCTTGACGATCTGGAAGCAGAAGCCAGGGCGATTAATGCAGAACTTGAAACAAGAAAAGCAGCTGAAGCTAAGCGCAACGAGATCCGCGCTGCTGTTGCCACCGGGGCAGGAATTGTTGTGCAGAAATTTGAAGAGGAGAAGAGAGAGATGCCGACACTTGAAGAGATCAGAGGATCAAAAGAGTATGCCGAAGCATACAAGAACTATATCATCCATGAGGATGATTCCGAATGCCGCGCCCTTCTGAGCGAGAATGCCACAAACGGAGTTGTCCCCGTGCCGATCATTGTTGATTCTACCGTGCGCACAGCATGGGAGAACAATGACATTCTGAGCCGCGTCAGCCGCACGGAGTTCCGCGGGAACTTCAAAGCGTACTTTGAACTGTCTGCTGACGGTGCATATGAACACGCTGAAGGAACGACAGCACCGACAGAAGAAGCTCTGACGCTCGGCATCGTGACTATGATCCCGAAGAATATCAAGAAATGGATCACGATTTCTGATGAAGCTGTGGCGATGGGCGGCGAGGAGTTCCTGCGCTACATCTATGACGAGATCACCTATCAGGTCGCCAAGAAACTGGCAGCTCTGTGCATTGCTGACGTAACAGGAGCAAGCACAACGAACAGCTCGACAGCCATCGGTGTTCCGAAAGTGACCGCCGCGCCTGCTGTGACCACGATCCCGACAGCGGCGGCGAATCTGTCCGAGGAAGCCACGAACCTGTGTGTTGTCATGAACCGTCTGACAGAAGTTGAGTTCATCAGTGCATATGCGGCAGGGAACTTTGCCGTTGATCCGTTCGCTGGTCTGACCAAGGTGTATTCCTCTGCACTCCCGGCATACTCCACTGCGTCAACTGGTGCTGTTTATGCCATCGTGGGCGATCTGAGTGCTATCCAGGTCAATTTCCCGGAGGGGGACGGCATGGTTATCAAATATGACGATCTGACAAACGCCGAAGCCGACATGGTCAAAGTGGTCGGACGGCAGTATGCCGCTCATGCGATCACAAAGCCCGGCAGACTGGTTAACCTTGCCAAACCTGCGGCGGTGACAACCTGATGCGGGTGCGGTTGACTAAGGATATGAGAATTAAACACAAGGCCGGGGAGATCGTTGAGGTTTCCCCGGAAGAGTACACGTTTCTCGTATCCGTAAGGGCGGCAGAACCGGCAGAAGATGAAAAGCCGAAGAGAGGAACAAAGAAAAAATGAAATTGCTGATCGGTATCCCATCGCTTGACTATGTTCATGCTGAGTTTGTGAAAAGCCTGACCGCATTGATCATGCGTTTAAAGGATGAAAACGTCGATTTTGACGTTCAAATCGAGACAGGCACACTTGTATATGCCGCACGGGATAAAATCGCCTGTAAGGCAATAAACGAGGGCTATACGCACGTGCTATGGTTCGATGCAGACATGGTTTTCACGGATGACGTACTGGAAAGCCTGATGTTTTCCGGGAAACAGTTCATATGTGGGATATATCATGCACGAAGAAAAGGGTATCACTCCTGTCTGTTCAAAAATCTGGAATTGAATCATCTGGAACGCTTTGAAGAATACCCGTCAGGTGTGTTTGAAATCGCCGGGTGTGGATTTGGGTGCGTTCTGGTAGATGTCCAGATTTTGAAAGATGTGCAGATACATAACGGCACGTGTTTCCTCCCGATGATGAGTTACGGGGAGGATTTGGCATTCTGTAAGCGTGTCACAAATCTGGGATATAAAATGTATGCAGACCCTTCCGTGCGGCTCGGTCATGTCGGACACATAACCATATACCCGGAAGATCATGAGCGATGGAAAGCCGATATCGGTGAAATAAGGAGGTCGTGATTTGGCTCTGCTTGATAAAGTAAAAATGGCTTGCCGTGTCACAACCACGGCTTTTGATACAGAGTTGACAGATTTGATTTCTGCTGCATTTGCTGACATGGGCGTTACGGATATCAGGCCGGATGTTCTGACAGAGGAAAACATTACTCCTTTAGTACAGAGGGCGGTAACAACCTACTGCCGGATGCACTTTGGACAACCGGACGATTACGAACGTCTAAAAGCGTCGTATGATGAACAGAAGTCACAGCTGTTAATGTCTGGTGATTATACGGATTGGGGCGTGATTTAATTGGATAGGTCTAATGTGATCACGCTCTTGTCTGCTGATAAGGTACAGGATGAAAACGGCGTTTGGCGGGATGTGGTGCAGTACCTGACTACGGACACGGGGAAAAATATCATCACAGAGGAAGGAAAGAAGATCCTGATTCTGGATGGTATTACTGTCAGAGTCAAAACGGTGTTCTGTAACGTTAATTCCGTCAGTAGAAACGAGTTTTTTGAAGCAGGTCGGAATGGGTTGAACCCGGAATTTGTATTCACCATGTTTTTCGGTGATTACGAGGGCGAACACACGCTGATATATAACGGCCTTGCTTATGCTGTTTACAGAACATATCGCGGAAGAAATGACACGATAGAATTGTATGTGGAGCGTAAAGGCGGAACAAATGGCAAGCAAAGTTACAGCTGACGGTCTCTCTGATGCTATTAAAGGCCTTTTAGATGAATATCAGGAAGGTGTAATTGAAAGTCTGGGTGAGGTTGTGCAGAAGGTGTCAAAAGCTGGAGCACAAGCACTTGCAGACTCATCAAACAACACTTTTAAAGATGTGCATCTGAAAAAAGGCCGGTATGGTTCTGGTTGGACTTCCGTTGTTTCCTCTGATCGTTTATCAGTTAAAGGCACTCTGTATAACAAAAAGTATCCAGGGTTGCCCCACTTGCTGGAAAATGGACACGCTAAACGCGGTGGGGGTCGAGTAGCCGGGAAGCCACACATAGCACCGATAGAACAGAAGCTAGAAGAAGATTTTACGCAGGAGGTAATACAGAAGTTATGAAAACCACAGAAGTTTCGCAGATGATAGCCTCTGTTGGCTTGCCTTATGCGTATTATCAGTTTCCAGAAAACACAGGCCAGCAACCGCCTTTTATCTGTTTTTATTATCCTCAGTCCAATGATTTTAAAGCGGACGATACAAATTACAAAAAGATAAACGCTCTGACAATAGAGCTTTACACGGACAACAAGGACTTTGGTCTTGAAGCACGAGTTGAAGAAATGCTTAAGGCTAACGGCCTTGTTTTTTCGTGGGCAGAAACCTATATCGACTCAGAGCGTATGCACCTGACCACTTACTATACGGAGGTAATCATCGATGCCTGACACAAACAAAATTAAATACGGCATTAAGAATGTAACTATCTTTCCGGCTACGATTGCGGCGAATGGTTCCGCGACTTACGGTGAAGCAATTTCTGTTCCCGGCGCGGTTTCGATTAGCCTTGACCCTCAGGGCGATACCACACCGTTTTACGCTGATAACATCGTTTATTATCAGTCCGTAGCGAATAACGGCTATGAGGGCGATCTTGAGCTTGCTAAAGTGCCGGATGAGGTCGCTATTGCGATCCTTGGCATGGTCGAGGACAAGAACGATGTCCTGTACGAGGATGCAAACGCGCCTGTTGCGCATTTTGGCCTTGCTTTCCAGTTTGAGGGCGATGTACACGCCAAGAGACACATCCTGTATAACTGTGTTGCAACACGTCCTTCGGTTTCCGGAACGACCAAAGAGGACGCGATCGAGCCCCAGACAGAAACCCTGTCCATCACGGCAACAACTATTTACGTTGCGGCCCTGGATAAGGACGTTGTAAAAGCCAGCGCGACACCGAGCGAATCCACGCCGTACAACGCTTGGTTTACAACTGCATATCTGCCCGTAGCCAACTGACAAACAGGAGGTTAATGAATGTATAAGGAAGTAGTAATTGGAACAAAAACTGTGCCGATGCTTGCAAATGCATTGACACCGAAAAGAGCATACGAGTTTTTTCATGAGGATTTTTTGAGATATTTGGGCCAGGAACTGCAACAGGGCCAGATTTTAGACCTTGCTGAGAAGCTGGGTTTCATCATGGCGAAACGTGCGGAGAATGCCGACATGACCAAAGTACAGGAATCCGATTTTGATACATGGCTTGAGGGGTTCGAGCTTGGAGATCTGATGGAAGCGTCAGCTGATATCGTGGGGCTGTTCGTTTCCACGACAAAAGGTTCTGTTGCCCCAAAATAAAGAGCCGCCCGACTGAGCGTCCTTTTACTACTCCCTTATACTTGCTCCGATGTGTTCAGCTTGGCCTTTCAATGGCTGAGCTGGATGTGCTGGAGTATGGGACAGTTCTGGACATGATGACAGAGGCGGCGAACGACCAATTCAAATACAAACAGCTTGCAACACAAGACGATTTTGACAAATGGTGATTGCTAATGCCTAGTAACAGAATAAAGGGTATCACCATTGAAGTTTCGGGCGATACCACAAAACTAAACGACTCTCTCAAGTCTGTAGATAA